GAGTGCCTGCTGCGTAGCCTTGATATCGGGCAGCGCCTGCTGGATCTCAGCCCATGTGATATACGCGGTGCTCATCCTCGTCTACCCTTGCTCGTTCGTTGCGCCGGTTACTCGCCGGCAGTCTCGACTCCGCCCTTCTTGCCGGGCACGTCGCCGATCTCCTCGGCACGCGGGCGCTGAGGCTCGACGCCATCGTGCGGGTGGTAGTTCGCGTCGCCGATGCGCAGGCGGTAGTCGCCGCGCGTGGGGCCTTCGCCGAGCGCGTCCTCCGGCCCCTGGCGCTCTTTCGGCGAGCCGGGCAGCATGGGCACGCCCAGGTCGTGCGAGTCATCGCGCGTGGTCACACCGCCCTCGGTGTGCTCCAGCGATTCGTTCGCCGACTCCGACGCCACCGACGGGTCGTTAGCCTTGGCTTCCGCCGCCGTCTGGCTGTGCTCGCTTCGCACCTCTTCGGTCTTTTTCGTTCTTGCCATGACCTTTCACCTTTCCGTATGAAGATTGCAGTGGATGTACCGCGCCGCAGTTCGCGCATCGCAGCCGGTAGTTAATCTCGCGTGCGGTGGTTTGGAATCGCGGGTCTTGGGCGGGTGCTCCGGCTAACCGGATCACCCGCTCTTCGACCCACCACTCGTTACCGCATTTCGCGCATGCCATCGGGCGTTACCTCTTACGAGCGCTTGACCGCCTTGATGCGGACGGCTGCGCGACCGGAGAAGACCGCCAGACCGCAGAAGAACTCGATGCGCGTCCGGTACACCGGCTTCGCGTCGATCTCGCCGAGGTCGCGGACGTCGATGCCGCCGTTGTTCAGACCGGTGACGCCGCCGTCAGCCTCGTCCTCGCCGAAGCGCACCGCGTAGATGCTCGACTCGTCGGCGCCATCCCCCTCCGTCAGCGGGATGATGTCCGTGCCGTCGGCGTTCGTGCCGATGTCGAGCAGGGGCACCCCGTTGTAGGAGTCGATCGGGCGACCGAAGTCGTCGATGCGCTGCTGCCAGCTGCCGGAGCGGCGGGCGGCGGAGATGATCTTCGAGCGGATCGCGCGGTTCAGGTAGAACGCGCTGGCGGGGCCGTTCAGGCGGGACTGCGCTTCGTCGAGCAGGTCGAAGAAGTCGTGCCCGTCGCTGACGGGGCCGATGCCGCCGGCGTCGACCAACTGGTTGCCGACGAGCCGCTTTTTCAGACCGTCGAAGCTGTTGGCGTCTACCGCGACGTCGCCGTTGATGAACGCCGACTGGAACTTCATGACGGCAGCCTTGACCTTCATGCGGGTCTGCACCGCGCGCTGGTCGTTGAGGTTGCCGCGCGTCTTCACGAGGAACGTGTCAACGTCGGCGTCGCCGCCGAGGATGACCAGACCTTCCTTCGACTGGTTGACCGTGCCGGTCGACTCAGCGTAGGCGCTGTTGACCGCGCGGAACTCGACGCCAGGCAGCGTGCCCTCGGAGTTGTACGCATAGGCGTTACCCTCGATGCCGAGCAGCGGCAGGCGGTCGAGCACATAGCTCTCCAGCACGAACGTCTCAATGACACCGCGCTGAAGGTCGTCCTCAGACAGGAGGGCGGACTGTGCAAGCGTTAAAGCCATGATGAACTCCTAAAACTTACTTGGAAGACTCCGCGTAAGCGCTGCGCATGCGGTCGGTCGGGCTGATGAATTCCTTGACAGGCTTCTCATCAGTCGCGCCCGCATTCGCGCTGGGCTTCTTGGCCGGGGTCTTCGTGGTTGACGGCTTGCCGAACTGCTTGGGGTAGGTGGTCTGCGCAGCCTTCAGCACGTCCGCGATGTTTTTCGGAGCGCCCTTGTCGTCGTACTCGATCTTGCCCTTGAGCAGCTCGAACAGGACGTCGGGGTCGTTCGCGTTAATCTCGGGGACGGCTGCCGCTTTGACGAACGCGTCTTTCGAATCACGCTCGCGCAGCTGGCGCGTCAGTTCCTCTACCTGCTTTTCGGCATCACTCTTGGAGTCACCAGTCGCAGCCGCTGCAGTCGCCGGCTTCTTGCCGCGCTGCTGGCGTTGCGCGCCCTCGTCCTCGTCATCCCCATCGGCATCAGCTTCCAGCCGCTCACGCGCCCATGCGCGCTTGGCTTTGGCGATCCGCCGCTCGATGATCCGGTCGATGGCTTCCTGCTGATCCTCGGTGAAAGACACCTTTGCACCGCCCGCATTTGTTTTGTCAGTGGATTGCGTCCCACTACCCGTCGTCGACGCGGTGTTTTTACCGTCTCCCCCAGACGTTCCTGCGCCAGCCGTATCGGTGTTTTCGTCTGCCATAACCCTCAGAGCTCCTAAAAATGAAAATGCCGTGTGTCGATTCCTCGAACACACGGCACATTACAATCGTCGAATGGAGCTGCTCGGGCTCTTACGCCGGCAGGGAGTCGGCGGGTGGCTCGGGCACCAGCGGCGGGCGCTGCCGCCCACTGCCGCCCTCAGTCGGCTGCCCGGCCGGCGCGGCGGGCATGACCTTCGGAATGTCAGGATCAGCCTGCTCCGCGACCGCCTCCTTGAGGATGCGCTTGGCTTCCTTCTCGCTGTAGCCGAGCTCGCGGTAAGCCTGCACCAGACCCATGCCGAGCTTCTCGACCTTCGTGGTCACGTTGTTAAGCACCGCCGTGTCGTCGCGGGGAGTGGTATCTTCCCAGGCCGCATCCAGCCCTTCGACGGGCTCATCCGCGATGGCGAGCACCAGCTTGAAGATCTCTTCCCAGATAGCGCCGAACGCGACCTGCCGGTCGTAAACCTTCCCCGTCAGTCGGGCTTCTGCGGTCTTGAGCGCCTCGCCAGAAGGCGGAGTGCCGCCGCCGTGATAGAAGTAGTGCAGCGGCGTGCCTGTAACACGGGCGATGGCAAGCACCCACCGGTCGGCGACCTTCACGAACTGTTCGAGATTCGCCGCCTCCAGGCTGCCGAACTTCGCGTCCTTCTCCTTCGTCGACCAGAAGTCGCCAGGCTGGAACTGGTTGATCTTCTCGCCGGTCAGCGGATCGCGGGCAGACTCGATGCCGGTCGCCCACCGCTGCGGCAGGCTGTGGTACTCGCCGGTGACCAGCAGGTCGAGCAGGTCTTTGTTCAGGGCGTCCTGCAGCGGGATCGCCTGCTTGTGCTCCGCCACGCCGAACTTTCCGATGCGGGCGCTATTGCCGAAGTGAAAGACGGGCACAGTGCCCGCAGGGACGCCGACAGTCTCGTAATAAACGATGCTGCCACCCTCTTCCTCTTCGAAGGGCTCGTAAACGGCAGCCGACCACGCGCCGCCCTTGATTAGCCAGTTCAGCTGCGACTTCGACTTAGTCGCGTACTTCTCAACGCGATCCTCGTAGTAGATATTCGCGCGTGTGCGCCCGTCGGCGATCACCCATACCTTAACCGCCATGTCGATGCGGCCGGGACGCTCTTTGTCGTAGCGCACCGTGCAGTTCGCGGCAGGATTCGGGTAGAGAACGGGGTCGCCGTCGTCGTCCACCCACACGATGACGTAAGCATCGCCCGACGTGAGCGCATCCACGTGGACTTCGTTCGCGCGCAAGTCCATGCGGTTGAGCCGCCACAACTCATCGAGCCGGTCGCTGCTGGCAGTGTCGGTCGCCGCAGGCGTAAAGCCCGTCAACTTCAAGCGGTCGCGCACAGCGTCCACTACGCCCTGGCAAAGATTCTCGCTGAAATTCTTGAACAGCTCGCCGAATTCGGTGCGGAAGGCTTCGGTGGCATAGACGATCTTGTGCTTGCCGGAGTAGTACTCTTCGGCAAGCTGGTATGCCTTCTGGCGGCTCTTAACGTCCGTCAGCGCCCACTGGAGATCTTTGCGCCACTGTAGTTGTCTAGCCATCGTGCCACCGCCTTACTCGTAGTAGTGCTTATCGCCACACTGGATGCGCTTGTAAATCGGGATGCGCCCGAACAGGAACCAGCCCTCGCAGGGCACGCTGGCGTAGCCGGGCTCGCCTTTGTAGCCATGCACCGCCGTCCATTGCCGGTACGTCACTAACGAGCGCGACTGGCGGCGCACAGCGCGCCAGATCATCCGCTGGTCGTTCAAGATGCGCGCCTGCTCCGACTGCTCGTAGCCGCGCCGCAGGCGGATGCCCTCGAATACGACGTTGTTACGCGGGATGACGATGACGAACCGCTCGCCGCTTAGATATGCTTGCCAGCGCGCCAGTGTCGCCCTCAGTGCCTTGAACATGCTCATCTCCCTTTCGTCCTCTTATGAATCCAGAGCGTCCTATCCTTCGGCTCCAAAGCAGCCAGGATGATAGCGTCACCCATATCGGGTGATCTGCCGATGCGCTCCTTGATGTCATCCTTCGACTCAATGGTTACGCCCTGCGGCGTATTGCGCCAGCGCGGGGCGCAGAGGTCGCTCTTGAGTTCCGGCGACGGCGGCAGCGCGATGTCGTGCCCGTACTGCGGGTCGAGCAGCTCGCGCATGTTCCAGACCGCGTCCGCCCGCAGGTTGCGGAAGCGCAGGTTACCGGGCTTGTCGGTCTGGCGGTACGGCGATTCGGAGAACACCACAGGGTGTACATTCTCCAGATCGTCCTTGACCGAATCGTAGGCGCTGCTGCCGACGCCGATGGCGTCGATGTTGATGTCCGGGCGCAGCGGCAGCGGGATGTCATCGCCATTCGGCATCTTGACGTCCGCCATCGCCTGCAGGATGAGCGCGGCGACCTTCGGGCCGTCGTTCGTCTCGATGCCCTGGTAGCTGTCAGGCATCGA